AGCAAGGTTTTTATCGTAAGTTTATGGAAAATCCTGATAATATCCAAGCAACGCAAATTTTTTAAAAAAAATGCAGATGAGCCCTTGACTTCTGACCTCGCGCCCATTATATTTAATAGGTAAGTGAGAGGTGATTCGTTATGGTAAATATTCAATCTAAAGAAGTTCTGGCTCGTCTGCTTGCTACTGAGAACCTGACAGTGGTTCATCAGAATGTGCAGACTGCATCTTTCAATGTCAAAGATCGTGTTCTTACTCTGCCCCTTTGGGATGAGATGGAAAACTACACCTATGATCACCTAGTTGGTCATGAGGTTGCTCATGCTTTGTATACTCCATCTGATGAGTGGATGGAACAAGCAAAAGCTGGTGGCTCTGGTTTCCAGACATTCTTGAATGTGGTTGAAGATGCGCGGATCGAAAAGCTGATCCAGCGTCGGTATCCTGGCCTGCGTCGTCAGTTCATCAAGTCATACAAGAAGCTGCTTGCTGATGGATTCTTTGGTAAGAACGAAGAAGAAATAAATAGTTTCAAACTCATTGACCGTCTCAATATCCTGTTCAAGTGTGGTATGACAGTCGGTGTTCAGTTCGATGAAGACGAGAAGTCTTGGATTACTGAAATTGAGAATGCTGAGACTTTTGAACAAGTAGTCGATATCGCAACCCGTCTTTACGATAAAGCAAAAGAAGAGCATGATGAAGAGCAAGAGCAGATGTCTCTAGCCCTTCAGCAGATGCTTGAAGAAGCTGAAGAAGGCGAGGATGAGGATGACTCATACGGTAACGAGGGCGATGCAGAAGCTGACAATGAGACAGGCTTCGGCTCTGAAGAGGAAGAAGGCGAACAAGAAAACGGTGAAGGCTCTGGACCTAGAGAGTCTCAAGAAGAAGACGGCGAAGTAGAGGACACTTCAAAAGGGTCAGCCCCTGACGCGGCTTCTGAGGACGAGTCAGAGGGGTCTGAAGCGTCTACTACCGCCGGTCATGATGGTAGCAAGGGTGGACCAGAATCTGTAACTGACAAGGCTCTTAACGACAATATCGCTAATCAGTTCAATGCTGATCCTAGCAAGAAGGTCTTCAATATCACAATCCCAACAGACAAGTCAAAAGCTGCATTTGATCGTATCGTTGATTATAAGACAATCATCGAACACTATACTTCTAGTTACAACTCGACTGTTGAAGCTGGTGCAGAGATGTTGGATATCTTCCGTCGTGATAACAAGAAGACAATCAACTATCTTGTAAAAGAGTTTGAGATGAAGAAGAAGGCTGCTGAATACAAGCGGGCTACTACTTCTAAGACTGGTGTTATCGATACTCTCAAAATGAACAACTACAAGTTCAGCGATGATATCTTCAAGAAAATGACTGTCCTGCCTGAAGGTAAGGATCATGGACTGCTTATGTTTGTCGATTGGTCAGGTTCAATGGTAGGCCAGATCAAGAACACAATTGAACAGTTGCTGAACCTTGTGATGTTCTGTCGTCAAGTCAATATCCCATTTGAAGTCTATGCTTTCAGTGATCGTTATGAGCGTGGCCACTTCTACGCTCGTGATATCTTCAATGTTGGTGATATTACGCTTGATGATGATTTTCACTTGCTGCAATTCTTCAACAACAAGATGAGCCGCATGGACTTCAACACCATGTGTAAAGCATTGCTTGCTACTGGTGACTACTTTGAACACTGGTCAAAGAGATACCATTCAATTCCACATCAACTGTATCTTGGTGGTACGCCTCTTAACGATGCTATCGTTGCTGGTATTCCCATCCATACAGCATTCAAGTCAAAGAATCGGTTGGATGTTGTAAATACCATCTTCTTGACAGATGGGGCTAGCAATCAGTCAGACTTTCTCACCTCGTATGAGCATGAAGGTTATACGCATGTTCAAAAGAAGAGTTTGAACTGGCGCAATCGTTATGACAATAGCATGAATAAGGCGATTGTTCATATCACTGATCCTGTTACTAAGAAGCGGTATCGTTGGCAGAATGATGAACATGCGACTCCTCAGTTGCTGAGAATCTTCCGTGATCATACGCAGTCTAATGTGATTGGATTCCATATCCTTCCTAATCGGAAGCCTTCAGCAATTCGTGAAATTCCTACCAGTAGTGATTATACTGAAAGGGAGCAGTTATGGGAATCACTGCGTAAGGACAAGTGGTGTTTAATCCCTAACTATGGATACACTGCGTACTTTGGATTGCTTGGTGGTAAAGCACTGGCTGCATCAAACGGTGAGATCACGGTTGCTGATGATGCGTCAAAGGCTCAAATCCGTAGCGCATTCAAGAAAGCGAATGGTGGACGCAAAGGTAGTCGGGTGATGCTTTCAAAGTTCATCGACTTGGTAGCCTAAAAAAAATAAAAAAAATTGGCTCAGTGCCATTGACATTTGATGCTGAGCCTATTATATTAATAAGGTAAGTGAGTATTGGTTGTGAATTCTGAGAGAGGGTTTATTATGAAATTGACCAAGAACCAAGAAGCCTTTGTTACCGTCGCTTCTCAAAAATATGGTAACACAATCACCCGTCAACAGATTCTTGATATCATGGAAACAGAGGGCTTCAAAAAGCCAGTCTGGTTGACCCGTGGTGACAAGTATCGGATTGGCCGTGGTTTGTATCAGCTTCCTATCGCTGGTGCAGCACCTATCGCAGTTGCAGAACCAGAGGCTCAAGTTGCACTTCAGCCCGCTCCAGTTGGTGTTGATATGAATGTAATGACAGAATCTTTCACTGAGAATCTTGTTCCTGAGAAAGACCCTTTGTTTGTTCCATTCGGTAATTTCAGCAAGATCAAAAAGATCATTAGTTCTAAAATGTTCTATCCTGTCTATGTCACCGGCCTGTCTGGTAACGGTAAGACATTCGGTATTGAACAGGCTTGTGCCCAGAGCAAGCGCGAAGTTATTCGGATCAACTTCACTGTCGAAACTGATGAAGACGATTTGATCGGGATCAACTTCACTGTCGAAACTGATGAAGACGATTTGATCGGTGGTTTTCGTTTGATCAACGGCGATACCAAGTTCTTCAAGGGTCCAATCATCAAGGCGATGGAAAAGGGTGCAGTTGCTCTTCTGGATGAACTTGATCTTGCAAATCCTGCGAAGGTTATGTGTCTTCAGTCAATCCTTGAGGGTAAGGGCTACTTCATCAAAAAGACTGGTGAGTATGTCAAGCCTGCGCCTGGATTCACTATCATTGCGACAGCCAACACCAAAGGTAAGGGTTCTGACGATGGACGCTTCATTGGTACTAATGTGATGAACGAGGCTTTCCTTGAGCGTTTTCCTATCACGGTTGAGCAAGAGTATCCACCTGTCTCTATAGAAAAGAAGATGCTGGGTCTGGTGTTCGATGATCTTGGTATTGATGTTATGGATGATTTTGAAGAGAAGCTGGTTGATTGGGCTGATATCATTCGTAAGACATTCTATGATGGTGGTGTTGATGAAGTCATCTCAACACGTCGCTTGGTTCACATTGCGAAAGCCTACTCAATCTTTGGTGATCGTATGACTGCTATTGAGATGTGTATCAATCGGTTTGACGATGATACAAAGCAGTCCTTCCGTGATCTGTACACCAAGGTTGATGCTGAAGCTGAGAAGGATGAAGAAGCCGAAGCGGCTCCGACCACTGAAGCATCTGACGAGTATGTTCCATTCTAGGACACTAAATAAATCTAAAGAAAGTGCTTGACATCAGGCGCTTTCTTACTATATAATCTACACAATGTTTTTATTATAGGAGTATGAATTGGAAATCTCAATCGAACTAAGCGAACTTAAGAAGAAGAAAATCTTTGTCGCCACACCAATGTATGGTGGTCAATGTCACGGTATGTACACAAAGTCTACAGCCGATCTAGCGAAAATGTCTCAAGCATATGACATCGACATCAAATTCTTTTATCTCTTTAATGAATCCCTTATCACTAGAGCAAGAAACTATTGTGTAGATGAGTTTATGCGTAGTGATTATACGCACCTAATGTTCATCGACTCCGATATCGGTTTTGATCCTAACGATGTGATCACCCTAGCTGCTCTATCTGATCAGGATGAACCTGATGATTCAAAGCGTAGGGATATTCTGTGTGGCCCATATCCTAAGAAGACTATTGCTTGGGAAAAGATCAAGCGGGCTGTCGATAAAGGATTTGCCGATGAGAACCCAGGCAATCTAGAAAAGTTTGTTGGTGACTATGTGTTCAATCCAAACACAAGTGATACAGAACTTAGACTCGATGAACCAGTTTCTGTTCTTGAAGGTGGTACTGGATTCATGATGATCACCAAGCAAGCCTTCCAGAAGTTCAATGATGCGTATCCTGATTATTCGTACCTACCTGATCATGTTCGTACTAAGCACTTTGATGGTACTCGTGAAATCATGATGTACTTCCAAGCACTGATTGATCCTGAGTCGAAGCGTTACCTGTCTGAAGATTATATGTTCTGTCAGTGGATGCAGAAAATTGGTGTAGAAACTTATATGTGTCCGTGGATGAAACTTCTCCACACTGGTTCATATACATTCGGTGGTAGCCTGATTGATATCGCTCAACTTGGCGCTGCTGCAACTGCTGACGCTGACGCAATCAAAAACATGAAGAAGTAACATGAGCAAGTTTAAGTTTGAAGAAGATAAGACTCTGAAAGAAGTATACGATTATGTGGCTGCTACTTACGATGGCCACTACTCTTTCAACAAGTTTCAGTCAACAGAATTCATCATCGACAGTGGACACGGCGAAGGATTCTGCATGGGTAATATTATCAAATATTGTCAGCGTTACGGTAAGAAGGAAGGTAAAAACCGAAAAGACTTGCTAAAAGTCGTCCACTATGCTATTATGGCTCTTTATATTGATTCACTTGAAAATGGAACTGAGGTAAATGATGATGAGAATCAGTGATAATACTATGAATGTGTTGAAGAACTTTTCAACCATCAATCCGTCACTCGCGTTCAAAGCGGGTAACACAATCCGTACTGTAAGTGAGCAGAAGAATATTCTCGCTCAAGCGGTTGTCGAAGAAAACTTTCCAGTAGACTTTGCTATCTATGAACTGAACCAGTTTCTTGGTCTAGCAAGTCTGTTTGAAAATGCAGACTACGCATTCGGTGAGATGGATGTAACGATCCGTGATGAGAACAACAAGTCGCGTTCACGTTACACCTACACAGATTCCTCAATGGTGACATCACCACCAGAGAAGAATATCGACATGCCTAATCCAGACATCTCTTTCACTGCTAGTGCAGATGATCTGAAAGCTGTTGTGTCTGCTGCTAACCAGCTTGGCCTACCAGAAGTGGTGGTTCGTGGTGGTGCTACGGGTATTGCTCTTGTTGCTACTGATACTAAAAACCCAACTTCAAACGAATACAGTCGTGATGTTGCACCACAGAACGGTGCTACCTTTGACATGGTATTCAAGACTGAGAATCTAAAGTTTATTCCAGGCGACTATGAAGTGAAAATCTCCAAAGCTGGTATCTCACACTTTAGGAACACTTCTGGTCACATTGAGTATTGGGTAGCAACAGAAACAAATTCGGAGTATTCTGACTAAGTACCCAAACAACTATATGATGGAAATGTAATGCGTGATGATTTTTTGTGGGTAGAAAAGTATCGACCAAAGATGGTAAAGGATACTATTCTACCACCCCAACTGAAAGAAACCTTTCAGACTTTTGTAGATAATAAAAACATTCCCAATCTCCTTCTAACAGGTACTGCTGGTGTCGGTAAGACATCTATTGCTAGAGCCATGTTAGAGGAGTTGGACTGTGATTATATCGTGATCAATGGTTCAGATGAGGGACGATCAATCGATGTCCTGCGTAATGAACTGAGAAATTTTGCGTCATCTGTGTCATTCTCAGGTGGGCGTAAATATGTCATCCTTGATGAGGCTGACTATCTCAATGCTAACTCAGTGCAGCCTGCATTGAGAAACTTCATGGAAGAGTACAGTAAGAACTGTGGATTCATTCTGACATGTAACTTTGTAAATAAAATCATTGATCCTTTGCAGAGCCGGTGTTCTGTTGTTGAGTTTAAGATCGGTAAAGCTGACAAGCCGCAGATGGCCAAAGAACTGTTCGACTGTGTACAGAAGATTCTTGTGCTTGAAGGTGTCACATATGAGCCTAAGGTAGTTGCAGAAGTAATCAAGAAACACTTCCCTGATAATCGAAGGGTTCTGAATGAACTGCAACGGTATGGTGCAACTGGTTCTATCGATACAGGTATTCTTGCAACATTTACTGACAAGAATCTAGACACTCTTGTCGATGCTCTAAGGAACAAAGAGTTTAGTGCTGTTCGTAAGTGGGTAGCGCAGAATGTCGATGGTGATGTAACACCACTCTTTCGTAAAAT